CAACCTTCACCCAGGCGCCCGCCCCATGACAGAAACCACCACCACCCTCGCCACCAGCGGCTCCGCCTGGACCGACCTCGCCGCCACCGCCGGCATGGTCATGTCCGTGGCCCTCAACGGTGGCGCGGCCGATGCCGGCGTAGCACTGCGCCTGCTGCTCGCGAACGGCTCCAGCGCAATGATCCTCCCTGGCAACCTACTCCCGGCGCTGGCGCCGCACCGCCCCGCAGTCGGCGGGCTCTCGCTCGCCGCCGGGGACAAACTCCAGGCGATGAGCGACCAGTCCGCGACCTGGACCGTTACCCATTCGACTACCGCCGGCTACAGCAGCGCCGTGGCCTCCAGCACCGCCGGCGCCTGGGCTGACCTGAAAACCGGCCCGGGCACCGTGCGCCTGGTGCTCGCCAGCGCCTACCTGCCGGCCGAGGCCAACCTGCGCATCCTCCGCAACGACGGCACCACCGAGGCCCCGCTGATGAGCAACGACGACATCGCCGACTATGCCGGCGCCCGCCGCTGGACCGACCGCATCGCCCTTGCTGCCGGCGAGAAATTGCAGGTCATGTCGGATGTGCCCATGGACTGGATCGCAACGGGAGTTTCCGCATGAGCGCGCTCGGTCTCGTCTCAACCCTCGGCCCCGCACAGGGCGAACCGTCGTTTCTCGCCAATTTCGCCTGCAACCTGTTCCGCACACGCAACTGGCAGACCGGCGCGATCGACAAGGAAGGGTTCAGCAACATCTTTACCCTGACCCGCGCGAGCGCCGGCAGCCGTCGCAATGAGTACGGCTACCAGGTCCAGGCCGCGGCGAACGAACCAAGATTCGACCATGATCCGGCCACCGTTGTCGTGGCGACCCACACCGGCTCGCTGATCGTCGGCAACACGATCACCGTCACCACTACTGCGGCGCATGCGTTTCAGCCCCGGCAGGCGGTACGGCTGTCCGCGCCAGGCATCAGCGTCTGGGGCCGCGTCACGCGGGTGCGCTCTACGCTGAGCATCCGGCTGCGGATTGTGCAGATTGAGGGGAGTGGGGTTCCGGCGAGCTGGTATGCGATCAGGTCCCTGGGGCTGTTGGTGGAGGAACAGCGGACCAATCTGCTGGCGTACTCGACGCCGGACGAAAACTGGACCTACAGCAATACAGCTCCGGTCTACGGCGTAGAGGGCTACGGCGGAGGTGCTACTGCCACTCGGGTTGTTGCCTCTTCTACAGGGTCCGCCTCCAGGCAGTTCTACCACCCGAGCATCAGCTTTGTTTCCGGGCAGACTTACGCCATGGCGTTCAGGGTGCGAGCGGCGGGTCTTGGGTTTATCCAGGTCCTGTTCCCCTCCACCTCTTTCGCCGGTACCGCTGATGCAAACATCGACATTGCCAATGCCGCTATCAGCCGCCTGGGCTCCGGAGTAGTCAGCAGCTCTGTGACTCGCGAGCGGGGCGGCTGGGTTAGAGGTGTCCTTACCGCAACGGCCACCGCCAGCTCTACCATCGGCGGCGCGTATTTCCGGCTCATTTCCTCGGGGACCTCTGCCCGTGGCGAGTCCTACGACGCTTCCGACCTGACAATTGGGGTGGACATAGACCACGTCCAAGTGGAAGCAGCCTCCTTCGCACTCTCCGATGTGCGGGGGACGAAGACTTTCGTCTCCCGCGCCTCTGCCGCCACCTATCTCGACTCCACTGGCACCCTGCGAACCGTAGCCGCCAACGTCGCGCGCAGCGATGCGTATGCGTTCAACCCTGATGGTTCTGTCCGCCGGATAGGTCTTCTGATCGAGCGGGGGAGCAGCAACGCCTGCACGCGCGCAGGCTCGCCAGGCGCCGCCTCTGGAGGATGGACGAGCTACAGCCCAAGTGAATTCTCGGTCTCCACTGGGGTGGCGGGTCCGGACGGCGGTGCGAACTCGTCGAAAATGACCTGGGCAGAGGGTGGCTCGGTATCGTCTGGCTACTACATGAGCCAGGCCAACTTCAACTCTCTAGGAACCACTGGGGTCGTTTCCATCTTCCTGCGGGGAGAGGTAGGCGGTGAACAGGTTCGCGTCGCTATGGGGACCACTGGCGGCTACACCGCACTGACCCTGACGAAAACCTGGCAGAAGTATTCCCTGCCTCCGCTCGCGCTTGATGGCCCGTTCCGCCTCTACAACAACTCTACGTCTGCGAAAACCATCTACGCCTCGCCGATCTGCGTGGAGACCGGGGCGGCAGTGGCCAGCTCGTTTATCTGGCCGATTGAGGGCGCAGTGGCGGTGCGTGCCGCTGATGTCACGACCAGCGCTGCGGCGGCCAGACAGAGTGATCAGTGTTCCGCGATTTCGCTGACGCCCTGGTTCAACACCAGCGCTCACACAATCGTGACCTCTGGGACAGCGTCAGCGCAGGAAACCAGCTATCCGGGTCTTTACTTCATTTACAACGACTACCAAGTCTTTATGGTTGGTGTATCTGGAGCCATTGCCGTAAACGGTCGTGGGAGCTCCGGCTCGGTACAGAGACCAATTACCAGAGGTGGGCAGTTCCGTCATGCGCTGGCTGTAACGGACACATCTTTCGCCGCCACTGCGAACGGAAGTGCCGTTTCTATCGACAGTAACCGCCCAAGAACCGCCACTCCGTCCCTGTTCATGATCGGCAGAACCAACAGTTCAGGCCTGTGGAACGGGCATATCGACACCATCGCTGTCTACCCGAAAAGGGTGATTGACCGCTCTCTTCAAGGACTCGCCGCATGAACCATTTCATCCGCACCGACACCCGCTCCACGATGCGTTCCGCGCTCATCGAACTCGGCCTGCTCGGCGAGCCCTCCAGTCCAGATGACTACGGCAACACCGCGCGCTATCCAGCGGAGGGCGTTGGCATCAACATGTTCGGCACGGTCTACGACGAGACACAGACCGAACTGGAGAACGGCGACGTCGAAGTCACCCGCACGCCGCGCGAGGGCTACCACGCCATCCTCTCGACGCCGGCAGAGGTCGAGTGGCCGGAGACCGTCACGGTGCTCGACTACGCCGAAGCGCCCGTGAAGTGGTCTGTGTGACCCGCCGCACAGCACAGCGCCCGCAGGCCGGGTAGGGTGCCCCTGTATTCCCTGGGCAAGGACGCCACCCTATGCAACCGCGCACCGCACCCCGCCAGCCCGACTGGCCGCTGTTCCTGCTGATCGCCGCAATGCTCTCCCTCGCCGTGCTGTTCGGCGTAGGCCTCGGCTACCGTGCCGCGCTGATCGCCATCGGCGGATAACCCACCCCGTAGGATGGGTTGAGCCACGCGATACCCATCACGAACCCCGAAGCCCGGCCACCGCGCCGGGCTTTTTCGTTTCTGGAGTACTCCATGTTGATCCGCGACCTGCAGCGCCTTGAGCCAGGCGATGAGGTGATTCTGTTCGAGCTGGATGGCTCGGAGTGGGGCGCCGATGTGGTGCGCTTCCATGGCTACCAGGTGCCGTACACCGCAGACGAACTGCGCGCCGCTGGCGCCGATGCCGATCAGTTGCCGCCGAAGAGCATCTGGTGGCAGGGCCAGGAATACGCCGCGTGGCCGGTGCAGATCGAGGGCATCGAGACCAACGGCGAGGGCCGGGAGGTGCGGCCGAAATTCACCGCCGGCAACGTCTCCGGGCGCATCACCGCGCTCTGCCTCGCGTTCGAGGACATGCTGCAGTTCCAACTGACCATCCGCTGCACCATGAAGCGCTTCCTCGACGCCGCCAATTTCGAGGGCGGCAACGACGAGGCGGACCCGACGCAGGAGATCATCGAGATCTGGTACCTCGACCAGAAGACCGGGGACAACGACCAGACCGTCACCTGGGAACTGGCCAGCCCTGGCGACGTGGGCGGCGAGCAGGTCGGCCGGCAGATGACCACGCTCTGCCACTGGGCCATGACCGGCGGCTATCGCGGCCCGAACTGCGGCTACACCGGCCCGTACGTCGACATCGACGGCAACCCCACCGACGACCCGGAGCTCGACGAGTGCGACGGCTGCCTGGGTACCGGGTGCGAGCCGCGCTTCGGCGCCACCAGCCAGTTGCCCTTCGGCGGCTTTCCCGCCGTCTCCATCATCGCGCGGAGTTGATCATGCTCGAGCACATCCTCGCCGCCGTGCGCGAGCACGCCGCGGCCGAATACCCGCGCGAGTGTTGCGGGCTGATCGTCGACATCGACGGCACCCAGCAATACCGCCCTTGCTCCAACACCGCCGCCGAACCCGGCGAGGAATTCCGCATCGCGCCGGAGGAGTACGCCGCGATCGAGGACGCCGGCACGGTGCTCGCCGTGGTCCACAGCCACCCGGATGCAACCTGCCGCCCGAGCGCGGCAGACGTGGCCATGTGCAACGCTTCCGGCCTGCCCTGGTACATCCTCAGTTGGCCGGAAAACGACTGGCGCTGCGTTGAGCCGCTGGCGCAGGTGCCGCTGCTGGGCCGCTCGTTCGTCCACGGCGTGCAGGACTGCTGGCAGGTTTGCGCCGACTGGTACCAGCGCGAGCGGGGCCTGGAGTTCCCGCGCTATGCGCGCACAGACGGCTGGTGGGAAAACGCCACCGGCCCCAGCCTCTATGAGGATCAGTTCGCCGATGCCGGTTTCGCGCAGGTGCAGCAGCCCCAGCGCGGCGACCTGATCGTCATGAGCGTGGGCCGCACCGCCCACCCCAACCACGCGGGCATCTACCTCGGCGCAGACGCCTCGCTCCCCGGCGAAGCCAGTCAGGTCTGGGGCGCCGGCCCTTTTCTGCTGCACCACCTGCACAGCCGCCGCTCCGAGATCATCGTGTTCGGCGGCCCCTGGTGGACCCGCACCCGGCTGGTGCTACGGCACCGGAGCTTCTGCTAGGCTCGGGGTTTTTCAGGGAGGATTGGTGATGAAGATGGTCTTAATAGCGGGCTTTGCTGCCCTGCTGGGATGCGCGACATCTCCCATACCAGCGGAGCAGGCGGCTCCAGTCCCGTCCAGTCGACTGTACGCGCACCAGGACTCATCTCCCGGAATGGCGACATTGGTTGTCACCAGAGACCGAGGGTTCGCAGGGTCTGCGTGTAACACCAAGTTCTTCATAGATGGCGTTCTCTCAGGGGAGATTGGAACTGGCGAAAGCGCCCGGTTCTGGCTTCCACCGGGTGCAGTTATTTTGGCTGCCGAAGGCGCTGGTATTTGTGCCAGTGGCCTGAAGGAAAGAGAGGCCGTGCTAGGTGCAGGCAAGGCGAGCCGATACCGAATTTCAATCGATAGCTCTATGAGCTTGGACTTATCGCCAACGTCATTCTGATCAAGACCGCCTTCGGGCGGTTTTTTCTTACCCGGAGAAAACCATGGCCGCTACCGTCCTTGACTACACCCCGATGACCACCATCCGCCTTTACGGCGCGCTGCGCCAGTTCGGCCGCGAGTATCGCCTGCTGGTCAACTCCACGGCCGAGGCGATCAAGGCTCTGTGTGTGCAGATCCCTGGACTGGAGCGTTTCCTGGCTAACGCGCACCTGCGCGGCATGGAGTTCGCCGTGTTCCGGGGGAAACGCAACATCTCGGAGGCTGAACTGGGTATGGGTGGGCGTGAAGAGATTCGCATTGCGCCTGTCATGCGTGGCCGGAAAAACGGCGGCATCATCCAGACCATCGTCGGTGTCGCCCTCATCGTCGCTGGCATCATGCTGACCCCGATCTTTCCGGCGGCCGGGCCGATGATGGTCAGCGCCGGTATCGCCATGACCGCCGGCGGCGTCGTGCAAATGCTCAGCCCGCAAACCACGGGCCTCAAGCAATCGGCCGCCCCGGAGAACCTGCCGAGCTACGCCTTCGGCTCGGCGAAGAACACCACCGCCAGCGGTAACCCGGTGCCGATCTGCTACGGCCGCCGGCGCTGGGGCGGCGCGATCATCAGCGCCGGGATCTATGCCGAGGACAAGGTCTGACCGGCATTGCTTGAGGCCGGGAGATGGCGTGGAGGGATTATCTAAGCATCACCAGCAGCGGCATGGCCGCGGGAGAGAACGATGACTCAGCAATTCGTTGTAGTTGACGGGCAGCTTTACGTGAGCCACGCACTGGTGGCGCGGCAGATAGTTGAGAGCTTGGCTGTGAAAAGCCAGGTGCTCGTTGGCGCGAATGGCTTTTCGCTCGACACGAAGACCGGAGCGATGAAATTGCCCATGATCGTAGAAGACGCGAAAGAGGATCGGATCGCCGCTGGCGAAGAAAGCCAGGACGAAGATCCGCAGGTGCTCTACATCGAACAGATCTCGCCTGAGCTGGCCACGAAAATGCGCGTCGAGCGTGAACTGGTCCTCCAGCGCCTCGACCACCTTGAAGGGGCGCTGGAGGAGATGCAAAGCCGGGTTGATTGCCTCTCTGCCGAGATCGTCAGCCTACACGCAAGCAGTTAGCACTTCGTGACGGCGTGGGCTTCAGCGATTGCCAGCTGAAGTGCTTCGCCTAAGGTTACGTCTTGGTAAGGCTTTCCTGCGTCGATCTTAACGCTCATGGTTGCGTCTTTGTCAGGCTCGCTAAGCCCGACGCTGAGCTTCTCGCCATTGGCAGAGTGGATCACTTTTATACTCATCAGTCGAAACGCCATCTTGACCTCCTAGGTCTTCCTCGCCCCGTCCATTGGGTCTCACGCACTGGCCGGGGCCGTTGGTGGAGGCATGACGCTACTACGCCGCACCCCATCCTCAAACCTGTTGATTTACCCAGCCCGCCTCGTGCGGGCTTCTTTTTGCCTGGGAGAAACACATGGGCGCAGCGCTCGACATCGATATCGCCGGGAAGAAAGGCGGTAGCAGCAAGGCCAAGACGCCGACCGAGGCGCCGGATAGCCTGCAGAGCATCGCGAAAACCAAGCTGCTGATCGCCGTGGGCGAGGGCGAGTTCGATGGCACGCCGACGGCGCAGGACATCTACCTGGACAACACGCCGCTCGCCGATGCGGACGGCAACCTGCAGTTCGAGGGCGTGGACTGGGAATGGCGGCCGGGCAGTGTCGATCAGGACTACATCCCCGGCCTGCCGAGCATCGAGAACGACATCTCGCTCAACCTCGAACTGCGCAGCGGCACACCCTGGGTGCGCGCGATCAGCAACACCGAGCTCTCGGCGGTGCGCCTGCGCCTGGCCTGGCCCGCCCTGCAGCAGCAGGACACCAGCGGCAACGTGAAGGGCTACGTCATCGAGTACGCCGTGGACCTGTCCACCGATGGCGGCCCCTACCAGGAAGTGCTCGCCGAGTCCGTCGACGGCAAGACCACGACCCGCTACGAACGCTCGCGCCGTATTGACCTGCCGGCGGCTGAGAGCGGCTGGCAGATCCGCGTGCGCCGGCTGACGGCCAACCAGAACAGCGCCCGCTACGCGGACACGATGCTGATCGCCGGCCTGGCCGAGGTGATCGACGCCAAGCTTTCCTATCCCAATACCGCGCTGCTCTACGTCGAGTTCAGCGCCGAGCAGTTCAGCAACGTGCCAGCGGTGACGGTGGAGTGTGACGCGCGCCGTGTGCAGGTGCCGAGCAACTATGATCCGCGCACCCGCACCTATAGCGGCGTATGGGATGGCTCGATGAAAGAGGCCTGGACCGATAACCCGGCCTGGCACACCTTCGACGTTTCGACCAATGACCGTTTCGGCGTGGGCCGGCGCATCAAGCCGTGGATGGTGGACAAGTGGGAGCTCTACCGCATCGCCCAGTGGTGCGACGGGATGGTCAGCGATGGCCAGGGCGGCACCGAGCCGCGCCATACCTGCAACCTGAACCTGCAGAGCCGGTCGGACGCCTGGCAGTTGCTGCGTGATATCTCGGCGATCTACCGCGGTATGACCTACTGGGCCCAGGGCCAGCTCAAGGTGCAGGCGGACATCCCGCGCGAGGCTGACTTCGACTACGTGTTTACCCGCGCCAACGTCATCGACGGCCAGTTCACCCGCGGCTCGGCCAGCGTTGCCAGCCGCTACAGCCGCGCCTTGGTGAGCTACGACAACCCGGCAAACAACTACGATACCGACGTCGTTCCCGTGACCGACAAGCGCTTGCAGCGCCGCTACGGCGACAAACCGGTGGAGATCAGCGCGATCGGCTGCACCCGTGCGAGCGAGGCCCAGCGCCGCGGCAAGTGGGTGCTGCTGACCAACAGCCAGGATGCCACGGTAACGTTCCGCACCAGCGTTGAGGGCGTGGTGCCGCTGCCGGGCTACGTGATCCCGATCGCCAACTCGCTGGTGGCCGGTCGCGAGATCGGCGGGCGCATCAGCGCCGTCGACGGACGCACCGTGACGCTGGACCGTGACACCCAGGCCAAGGCCGGCGATCGCCTGATCCTCAACCTGCCCAGCGGCCAGGCTGAGGGTCGCACTGTGCTGTCGGTCGAGGGGCGGGCGGTGACCGTGACCAGCGACTACAGCGAAACGCCCGAGCCGGAACTGGTCTGGGCCCTGGATGCTGACGACCTGGCCGTGCCGCTGTACCGCGTGATGAACGTGACGCGGCCGGAGAAGGGCGTGTTCGAGGTCACGGCGCTGCAATACGAGCCGAGCAAGTTCGACGCGATCGACTCCGGCGCGCGCCTGGAGACGCGCCCGATCAGCACGCTGCCGACCGGCCTTATCGAGCGGCCGGCGAGCGTGACGCTGGCGCAGAGCGTTGCCACCGACCAGGGCCTGGCCGTCACCACAATGACCATCACCTGGGAGGCGGTCGCCGGCGCCATCGGCTATGACGTCGAGTGGCGCAAGGACTCCGGAAACTGGGTACGGCTGCCGCGCAGCTCGATCCTGGGTGTCGACGTGGAGGGCATCTACGCCGGCACCTACGTCGCCCGCGTGCGCGCGGTGGGGGTGTTCGAGGTCGCGTCCCAGTGGCGTACCAGCGACACCACCGTGCTGGCCGGCAAGACCAGCGCGCCGCCGGTACCGGTGGCGCTGACAGCCACCCCGGGGCCGCTGCAGATCACCCTCGACTGGGCATTCCCGGAGGGCGCTGAGGACACGCTGCGCACCGAACTGCAGCTCTCCACAACCCAGGCCGAGGCCGACGCGCAGACCCTCGCCGACGTGGCGTACCCCGGCAGCACCCTGGTGCTGCCCGGTGTTGCCGCCGGCTGGCGCCGCTGGTTCCGCGCACGCCTCGTCGACCGCACCGGCAACGTCGGTGAGTGGACGGACTGGGTAGACGGCCAGAGCAGCTCCGACCAGGCCGTGTACGACGAGTACTTCGGCGGCACCATCGGCAGCATGGCGTTGACGGAAACGCTCCGCGAGCAGATCCAGGCGGGCGCCAGTGCCGGCGAGGCAGTGGCTGAACTGACCGAGGACGTGCAGCAACTCGGGCAGGCGTTGGCGCAGGAGGTGCAGGAGCGCACGAGCCAGGCCCAGCAGATAGCGGACGATCTTATCGCCGAGGCGGAGGAACGGGCGCAATTGGGCGAACAGCAGGGCGCGCAGATCAGCGCACTGCAGCAGACCACCGACGACCTGGCGCTTGAGCAGCTGCTGCTGCGCGCTACACAGGGCGATACGGAGTCGCAGATCACCGAGGTTCGGCAGGTCGGGCAGGGCACGGCTCGCGAGGTCGAGCAACTCCGAGTGCGTAGCGCTGAGGCGGAATCCAACATCACCGAGATCCGCGAGGTACAAGCCGACCAGGCGAGCCGTATGGTCGCCGTGGAGACCCGTGCTGGCGACAACGAAAGCGCCATCAGCCAACTACAGGAAACGACCGACGAACAGGCGACCGTATCTCAGCAACTCGCAACGCGTATTGGCGAGACCGAGAGCGCCATCACCGATCTGGAGCAGACGGCAGACGGGATCGCCACTCGGACCAGCGCCCTGGAGGTCACCACCCAGTCGCTGGAGGACGTAACCGAGTCCCAGGGCCAGCAACTAGAGGACCTGGACGACGAGGTCGCGCAGCAGGGCAGTCGCATCGCAACGACCGAGCAGGCCACGGTCGAGCTGGCCCAGCGCGCGGAAACGCTGGAGACCACCGCGGGCGAGCAGGAAACAGAGATCAATACCCTGCAGCAGACGTCAGCCGAGCAGGCCCTGGAAGCGCAGTTCCTCCGCGCTCGCGACGGCAGTACCGAAGCGCAGATCACCGAAGTGCGGCAGGTCGGGCAGGGTACTGCCCGGCGCGTCGAGCAGCTGGTGGTCGAGTCGGGCGAGAACCGGGCCCTCATCGACCAGGAAGCGCAGGTCCGCGCCGATGAAACCGGCGCCCTGGCTGAACTGTTGCAGCAGCTGCAAGCAGCGACTGAGAACGCCCAGGCCGCTGTCGAGGTCCTGCAGCAGGCGAAAGCCGACCTCGACGGGCAGCTCTCGGCGCTGGTTTCGATCAAGGCGCAGACGACGGTGGGCGGCCGCAACGTCATGGCGGGGTTGACCGTGGGTGTGGAGGGCGAAGAACAGGAGTCCGCCATCCTCGCGTTCGCCCAGCGCTTCGCGATCATCGACGAGGTGAGCGGCGAGTTGATCTACCCGTTCGTGGTCGAGGGCGGGCAGGTGTTCATCAACTCGGCGGTGATCGGGCAGGCGTTCATCCGTGAGCTGATCGTCGGGATGCGGCTGGAGTCTGAGGCAACCGACCCGGATGGAAATCCGTTGATCCTTCTCGACTTCGCTACCGGCGAATTCGCGTTGCGGGGCGTTGGCACGGACTGGTCAACGGAGGTCATCCCGGAGGGTATCCGTACCTACGAAGATGACGAGCTCCGAACTGCCCTAGGAAACTTGGATGGGCTGGTATAGGTGACCGCGTCTCCATCGCTGATGTGGCAATAGCATCAGCGATGGAGACGATGGCTGAGTTTGATGTGGTCCACGGTTCTCGGTGAGAAATATGCCAAATGGTTTGATGGTGTGGGATGAAAATACCGATTTAATTTTCTCAACTACGACAATCGGCTATAACCCGATTTTTAGCACGGTCGTGACCTTTCCCTCATCGGGGTCTGTGATTAATACGGTGCTTTCCATCCCAGGGTTCGATCCAGAGACCTGCGTGCTGTTTGTTTGCCACGAAGACCCACAAAGCGTTCCTGATCTTCAGTTTCAGTCGAATATACTTCTCCCCATTGTAAAGAACGTGGGAGTAGGTACGGCGACTATCACCAACCGCCTTGGTCCGACCGGGAGTAATACCTACTTCACGCAGGCTAATGGATCATTCCGCGTTACTGCATTCAGGTTGCTATCATGACAGCCGGGCTTCTCGTAAAGAACTCAGGGAACGTGATCCAGATAGATGCCAATCGTCGCTATGTGACGGTTGAGTACTCCGGGCTATTTACTTTCCCATCTTCCACGACGTATTACACGCTGACCTTCCCATCACCGATTCTCAGCGAGGAACCTCCGCTCGTGTTCGCCAGGATCGGCAACAGATCCGGTAGCGGGCAGGTCTCACTGAGGCCCAGGCTGATAGGTTCTTCCGGGAACTGGACGGGGGTCAGGCTTCAGTCGGGCAACACCACTCAGTCGATGGAAGTGTATTGGGCCGTTGCCACAAACTATCCGAATACTCTTCCGGAGGATAATGTCGGGCTGCGCATATTGGATGACTCGAATATCCTAGCTTTTACCTCTGCGCGCCCCATTATTAGATTTAGTCGGTTCTTCACAAGCTGGACGCTTACTTACAGTAGTTCCGGAGTATATGAATACACCCCGCAAGGAAGTCCCGTTCTTCAGTCAGATGAGTACGTGCTTCTTAATCAATATCTGAACGGCGGCGTAGCGTTTTCGCGAAACGCAAACGCCATCGGCATTACGATCACTCCTAACCAGCAGCTCATTATCACAATGAACTCGCCAAGCGGAGGCGGTCAGACCAATATCCAGTACTTCCCTCTAATACTGGCGAAGCTGTATTGAGCGGGTAATTCGTCAACTCTGTTCTTAAACCTGAGCCCGGCCCCGCGCCGGGCTTTTTCGTTTCTGGAGCCCACATGCCCATCACCGAGCAGCAGCTGCTGCAGATCCTCCCCAACGCCCGCCATGTCGCGGGCGTTTTTGTTCCTGCACTCAACGCAGCAATGGACCGATACCGCATCGACACCCGGGCCAGGCAAGCAGCATTCCTGGCGCAGATCGGCCACGAGTCTTCACAGCTCACGCGGCTGGTCGAGAACCTCAACTACAGCGCCAATGGCCTGGCGCGCACCTGGCCGAGCCGCTATCGAGGATCGGACGGCGCACCCAATGCCCTGGCGCAGCGCCTGGCGCGGCGCCCTGAGGCGATCGCGAACAACGCATACGCTGGCCGCAACGGAAACGGTCCCGAGTCGAGCGGCGACGGCTGGCGCTTCCGTGGCCGCGGGGCAATCCAGACCACTGGCCGCGCCAACTACGCAGCCACCGGCGAGGCCCTGGGCCTGCCGCTGCTCGATCGCCCCGAGTTGCTCGAGCAGCCGGAGCACGCCGCCATGGCCGCCGCCTGGTACTGGCACCACCGCGGCCTCAACCAGCTGGCCGATCGCGACGATTTCAAGGGCATCACCCTGCGCATCAACGGCGGCACGAACGGCCTTGATGATCGATTCGCCCTGCGGGCCAGGGCCGTCGAGGTGCTGGCATGAGCCTGCTCGACCTGGTCCCCACGCAATACCGCACTGCGGCCATTGCATTAGCGCTCTTCCTGCTCGCGGCGGTATCCGCCGGCACCGGCTGGCTCGCCCAGGGCTGGCGCATGGGGGAACAGATGCAGGAGCAGGGCAGGGAGCTGGACAGGCAGATCGCTGCTCGCGACCAGCTCCACGCCGACACGCTGGCCGAGTTGGCCAGGGCCAGCAATCGCCAGCTGCTAGCCGAGCAGGACAAACGCCGGGCGCTCGAAGCCCAGCTATCCAGCGATTCCGCTACCCACCACAAGGTGCTCACCGATGCACAGAAATCTGCCGCGCGCCTGCGCGATCGCCTCGCTACTGCTGAGCTCCGCCTGTCAGTCCTACTCGCCGGCCCAGCCGCCAGTCGTGGTGACGGCGACCCCGGCCTGCAGCCCTCCGCCAGCACCGGAGGCGTGGTTCATGCAGCCAGTCGAGCCGACATTGACCCAGGAGCTGCTCAACGAATTGTCGCCATCGCAGTCCGAGGCGACGACGCCATCATCGCCCTGACAGCGTGCCAGGCCTATGCCCGGGGCGTTTCTGCGTTAGCCACCGGCGATGAGTGAGCCCTGCCGTTAGGTCTTCACGCAGGCTCAAGGCCCACGGCGAGGCGCTTACCCAGCGCCTGAAGAGCGCCTTCCAACTGCTCGATCTTCGAGGTGTGCAGGAAGTCGACCAGGCGATCAGTCTGCGGCGGGGCGCCGCCGATCAACCGCCGCAGATCTGCTTTCCGCATCCCGCGCGCCATCATCTCGTTCCATAGGTGGATCTTGGCGACGGTCACGGCGGACAGATGCACGACGTGCTCGCCCGGTTCCGCCGCACTGGCGGAGGGAATCTCGCGGCGCTGGTCAACGTAGAGCGACAGGGTCGTCTCGATCGCGTCGACAGCCTCGCTGATCGCGTGCGCGCGGTCATCACCGTAACTGTTCAGCTCTGGCAGGTCGCGGCAAAAAACAGCCACGCCAGCGCCATCGCACTGCTCGAATCGGATTGCATAGTCGTACATGCTCACTCCTGGGATGAAACACTCAATCGCGGGCGAGGCGAAGGGGGCTCTCAGAGCCCCAGTTGCTTGATGATCGCCTTGCGGGTCGGTTCGGGCATCTCCTTTGCCCCGTGATCCGCGAAGGTGGTCGCCTTGCCGTTCGGGGCGGTGACCTTGAAGTGGCTTCCCCTGCCGGCTTCGAAAGTGACCCCTTGGGCCTTCAACCATCGCCTGAATTCGCTGTGCTTCATCACCTCATCTCTGTTGTTTGGATGGGTCAATTATACAACATAAAAGATGCAACACAACAAAAAAGATGCATTCCGGTGGAAAAGATTTACCGGCAATTCCCAGCCTTTCGGTATCCCGCCGCCACGGCCTCGGCCTCTGTCGTGAACGGAACTCGGTTCTTGCCCGAAACCTTGCTGTAGCTCGGGCAGCCGCTGGGTAGGTGGTAGATGTGGCTGTTGCGGTTGCCGATGATCGTGCCGTCCGGTGAAAGGGCTTCCGTGGTTTTTGCTGGCGCCGATTGATTCGCAGTGGCGATGACGCCATCTCGGGACGGTTTGTAGCCGAGCGACCAGGTGCGCTCGCCGGTCACGAACGGGTTGTGATGCCCCATGATTGCCGCTGTGCGCTGGTCACGCTGGCGCTCCCAGGCCGAGACGGGATGTTGTCGGTCCCACGCCATAAGCACCTGTTGCTGCTGGCGAGACATCGATAGCCCGTAGCGATCGAACATGTAGAACGTCGAGCGTGCGACAAGCCCCTTCACCTCTGCGCGCGGCTCGGCCGTCCTGTCCTTGAAGTCCACCTTCGTGGCGCACGCGCCGTACTGCGGCGCTACGCCGCTGACCATCCCGTAGTTGAAGTTGCTGCGATCGCCGTTCACCTCGCCTACCGAGGGGTAGAGGTTGAACAGATCCGCTTCCATGGCCCGGAACACTGGATCGGTGGCCACGCAATTTTTCCGGCCGCCGTTCTGCCAGCACTGGCGCTGATGGCCGAATGTCCAGGCCGGCACGATATGCTCCCACTCGATCCGGTCCGCGCGATTCTGCTGCTTTCTGGTCTGGTACCCACACGACGCCGGATCCACGCGCCCGCCGGATGCCCCTGCCCAGGTCCAGGCGCAGCCGCAGTAGAGCTCGCCCAACGGGCTGGCGCCTTGGTCGAAGAAGATCTTCTCTTTCGCCGCGACCTTGGCCGCGGTGAACGTGACGGGGGCCGCCGCGAGAGCGCTGAGGGAGAGCAGGGCGGCTGCGGCTGCGAGAATGATGCGTTTCATGGAGCGCCGGTTTAGGAGTGGGCCGGCATTGTAGCGGCGCGCCCGTGGGCCGTGGTTGCGGAAAGCGCCGCCATAGTTGCGGAAACCTGCCACTTTTCTGCGGGCAAGAAAAAACCCCGAAAGCTGCAGCTTTCGGGGTTTTCAATAGTGGAGGCCGAGGTCGGAATCGAACCGGCGTACACGGATTTGCAATCCGGTATCCAAACTGAATTAGATCAACGCCTTATAACGAAATCGTCTCCGCAACTATCTATATAGAAGCGCCTTGCATACCAATAACGGCGCGGGGCCTTCCTTTTATTGCGGAAACGATTTCAGGGCTGTTTTCACTTCGTCGGGCTGACGATCTCGCCGACGCGGCGGTACACCTGGCGGGTGATTTCCTGCTCGCTGTGTCCGAGTAATCGGCTGGCGCGGGTCAGGTCCTCGATCTCGCTGGCCGCCTTCGGGCGGATGTCGCGGAACTGGAACTGGCGGATGCGCTCTGCCAGTGCCTGGTCGCCTGCTTGCAGCGCTGCCGCCGCCGCGCGCTCTCGCGCCTCGTCCCACCTGTTGCGCAACATCGCATGGCTCATCCGCAGGCCGCTCGCGTTGGTGATGAGCTGCGATGTGCGGATGCCGGCCAGGCTCCGGCGCTCCAGCAGCGCCTCGACGAACACGCCCAGGCCTGTCGGCTGGCCGTCCTGCTGCAGCCTGATGCGCAGGCGCTTGTCGGTCTTGCCCTGGCGCACCAGAAGAAACTCGCCGGCGATGTCACCGGTGGAGGCCTTGATGGTGTCAGCCGGGCGCTGGCCTGTCAGGTATGCCAGGTCCATGGCGTCCTTCAACTCGGGTACCGCTACCTGGTAGACGGCCGCCCACACGTCCTCGGCGGCGTAGTAGTCGCGAGGGCGCTCTTTGTTTCGGCGGACCCTGGCGCAGGGGTTCTCTTTCTCGGTTAGCCCCCACTCGCGCGCGACGTTGAACACGTGAGACAGCAGGGCGATCTCCCGATTGCCTCGGGTTTTCGCCGATCTGGCGTCGCGGTACTGCGCCACAACCTGTGGTGTGATCGCGTCGATAGGTGCGGTCTCGAACGCCGCGCGCAGCTGCTTGAGCTCTGCTGCGTTGTCCCTGCGGGTTCGCGCCGCCTTTCCGGGGATGATGTCGCGCTCGTAGCGATCGAAGATCGCCCCCATCAGATGCGAGGCCTTCGGCACGGCTTTGCGCTCCAGCCTCGCCCATTCGACCTTCGCGTCCTGCAGGTCGCTCCCCAGCGGTATTTCCCTCCGATTCCCGAACTCATCCCTCCCGTTGTAGTAGTAGCCCACCCAGGTTTTCCCAGACTTCAACAGCCTGGTTCGTTTGAGCAGGCGTTGCGGCAGCTCCCTGTTCTTCGGTCCCTTCGGGCGCATCTCAACTCACCTTCGACAAATCCAGATTCCACGGCTCGTCCACTGCGCTGGATGCTGAGGGCTTCACACCCGCCAGCTTCAGCCGCGCATAGATTCGCCCAACAACTGGGCGCTTGGCAGCGTTCAACTCGTAGCGCCACCCTTTCTCGTCGAGCCAGCTTGCCTGGCGGCGCGGCGACTTGGCGCCAATCATCGCCGCGAGCTCTTCCTCGCTGAGGAACTCCGAAACGTCGGACATAGCGATACCTCTCGTCCGCCGCCGGCGCGGGCGGCAGTGTGATATTTGCAATCTGGGAGTGCGAGGCCCCGTCAGGCCGACTGGACGCGCTTGAACTCGATGACCCATACCCAAGGGTTGGCTGCCCAGCTACCGACCCCATAGATCGAGTCCCAGAGCTGTTCGAACACCGGGAAAGCCTGAGTCATTGGGGTGAACTCATAGATCGATTCTGCCAAGCCCTCTTTTACGATCTGTCCAAGGCTGATCATGTGAAGCTGCTCAACCCTCACATCGGTGATTTCTAGGCTTGCAACAATTCCGGGCGAGTCTACAGAAAGCATGTCGCCGACATTTCCGTAAGGGCATTCGACGTCAATGAAGCCTGAGCGCCAGGCGTTGTTTACGTGGTCTGAAAGGCTCAAGTCTTCGTCCCAGGCACTATGCTTTCGCAGGTAGTCCTCGGTGGTGTCGGGTTGCGGCTTGATGATGCGCCGCGTGACGGTTTTCTTGCCGTCCAGAACTGCAGCCAGCATGTCGTCGGTAAACGTGATCGTCGTTTTTATAGGCATAGCGATACCTCTCCGCCGGCGTAGGCCGGCAGCGTGTTTGTGTTGTGGTGTTGCCCGAGAGGGCTTATGCGTGGTGTTGCGTGCTGGCGCTGCGGTGCCGGAGATAGATCCATGTGCCGGCGCGGTACTCGGCACGCTCACGGCTGGTCGGCCAGCGCTGGCCTATCGCACCGCAGAGTGGGCAGCGGATGTGCAGGGGCGACGTGAACTCCCAAGGGTGAGGGCAGGGCTCAGGCATCGGAGAGTCGCCCATTCTTCCGCTTGCGCGCGGCAATTTCGATGCTTTTTGAGGCCTGCGCCAAGCCGCCAACTACGTCCTCGGGGAGGATTGCGCCATGGCAGTGAGGACACAGCGGGACCATCGTCTGGCTCCGCCAATACTCGTCCATCCGCTTCGAGGCACGGCTGCGTAACGCGAACTTTTCGGCCTCGGCCAGCTCCTGCATGCGCCGGTCGATCTTGATCTTCGCTGAACTGAACACGCCTACGAGTTGCATGAATGCATCGAACGGCTCGACTTCCGTTTCGCAGTCGCTGCACCAGACGCGCCTCTCGGTTTCGTCGTAGACCAGTTGCTTGTGTCGGCATGAGGACAGCGGGCGCCTGGTTTTGCCCCGGGCAACTCGCAGATCCTCGATTGTCACGACCTTGGGGCCATAGGTGAATTCGTGCGGCTCTATAGGTGCGCTCACTCTTCACTCTCCTGCGCCGCTCGGGCGTCATCATCCCCATACCCGATCTGTCCGCCCGTCCCGTCGCAATACGGGCAGGGCAGCAGGTAGTCACAGGCCGGGTCCATGCCATCGCCGTGGCAGTAGATGCAGTCGTCGTCCATGCTCAATCCTCCGGGTACAGGTCGTATTTACGGCAGATGGCGTCCATCTCGGGCCTGGCTCGGAATGTGATGAATTCCCCGCCGTCTACGGCAACCTGATACAGATACGGAGTGCCTGGCAGGATGCGCCCACGGTCGGCGCGTACCGCCTCAACGATCAGCCAATCATCGGGGTCCACGTCATCCGGCCCATAGCACGAGCGGTCGAACCAGTAGTAGGCGTCGCAGGGATGGTGCTTCCGGGCGATCCTCGTTGCGGCGCGGAGTAGGGTGCTCATTCCCCACCTTCCTTGCCCTGGGCCTGCGACCATGGCAGTAGCTCTTGATCCGCGCGAACGTAGAGCGGGTGGCGCGGGTGGCCGTCCTTCGTCGTCCCGAGGCACCAGAGGCGCCCGCCTGCATCGGTCAGGATGTTGGCCACGGCCGCCACGCGCTCGGGCTTCGCATTGGCACCCCATGCGCAGACGATGTCGGTGTATTCCTTTGCGATAGCACGCAGGCGCCAGTCGTTATCTGGTCCGACCGGGTCGGCGTGCTTCCAAAGTTCGCCAGGATTTGTCGCGCGCAACGCGTACAGATTGGCAACTGCGATACCGTTGCAGCCCCAGGCTTTTGCAAACCCTCGACAGCGGCGGATCGTCGGGTCGTCGAGCGTTGCGTCTGCCGTGCTCGGGTTGAGCATGAGAAAAAGCGCGGTGCCCTTGTCTGCCAGGCAGTCGCCTGGGCGGGTGAGCAGGTAACGGTAGCTACCGCATTCGCTGATGATCGCTCCCATCACTCACCTCCCTTGGCGCGGTAGGCGGCCATGGCCGGCTTCAGTCGGTAGCACTCAATCGGGAATCCATGCTCTGCGCATGAACAATGATCGCCGCACGACTCCTCGCGCTGCTCGACTACCAGCAACCCATGTCGAACGCCTGCATCTTGAATGTCGCCACCGTCGAAGCTGCCGCCCTCCCAGGCGCCTTTGATCAGCTCCAGGGCGAAGGACACCAGACCATGCACGTCCGGTGCTGGCTGCGGGATGGTGTAGAGCGGGCGAGATCGCGCAGTTGGGTTCGGATCGTCACTGAAGTAGTGGCCAAGCTCAGGTTCTTCAGGCCAGTCGATCAGCCACGCCACCGCCTCCTGCCGCTCTCCCTGCTCGGTCTGCGCTTCCGGCGCTGGGGTGGCGGTGAGCGCTGCAGCAGCGCGAGCCATCAGGCCTTCGTGCGCCGGCGGGTTATCGCCAGGGAAGTATTCCGCCATCGTGTTGTACAACTCGCGCAGCAATCCCCGCGCCGCCGCCAGCTCCTGCTTGACTCGATCATTCTCCGCTTCTTGTGTGGCAATAATCTGGTCTTTACGACGCAGCGTCGCCACGTTCCACGCAGACTCAAGCCGCCCATTCTCAGCCCGCAGCGCCTCGATCTCGCAGCCAGCGCATTGGCTGTAACCCTTCACCGGGGCGTCCTTGTGCTTCTTGCATGCGGTCGCTTGCTCACTCATCGTCCTGGCCCTCCGCGCGGCCCGCGATACCGTCATGCCACGGCCAGCAGTCAGGTGCCTCGTCGCCGCCGTCACCCTGGCTCTGAGGGTTCAGGTAGTCGGCTGCATGCAGTGCGTACGCAGCGCCCGCCGCGGCCATCTCGCCTCCGTCGTGTTCGTCATCATGATCCGTGGTCCAGCCCTCCGTCGTGATCTGCCGCTGGCGTTCGGCGAGCACGTCGCGGGCGGCCACGGTCATTGCCGACGAGCTACCGACGCGCTCCAGGCCTGCGCGCGCAGCATTGCGGATCAAGCAAAGCTTGCGGTCATCCGGGACATTCTCTGCCGCCGTCCAGTCCATTATCGACTGGAGATAGTTCCATTCTCCATCTGCCTCATCTTCGCTTGCGCCGTGTAGCAGGGCGCGGAGTTCGCGCTGCTCGGTGCCGATGAATGTGTGAGCGTCCGGGTTGTTGGCAATCCGCTCCAGCAGCTCCAGCAGCTCGCGCGGCACGCTCACCCGCTCGGGCACGGACTGATCTGCGGAAATGGCGCCGCGTAACTCCGACAGCTCTGCGTCCCCCTTCATTTCGAGGTAAGGTAGCGAGACGTGCTTGAGCGCGTTGCTGGCCACCGCGCCGGTATCAATGATTCGGGTTCGGCCGCCGACAACGTCAAAGTGCCGACCTGCTGCGTACCAGCGCAGCGCCTCTTCAGGCGTCCAGTCGCTGCGTTCAAGGTCCGCCGCAACGTCGTCTGGATACGGCTTAGCAGCCGATCCAGCAGCCGGCAGGGAGTCGGCTTTGCGGATTGGGCAGTTCGGTGCGTGCGCTTCCGGGTTTGGCTTGCTTCCGCCGGGACAGTTGCACTCCACAGGCACGATCACCCTCCCGGGCTCGGGCTGCGCCACTGTCGGCATGAACGACAGGTCTAACCGGCACTCACCAAAGGAGAAGCTGATCGTGTACGCGACTCGACCGTGCTCCTTGGCCTCTGGCTTACCGACCTGCTCAATGCAGAATGAACTGGTGATTTCGTCGATCACCGACTGCGGGTCGCTAGAGCCTTCAACCCAAGGGATGCAAACAAGGTCGAAGTCGGCAGCTAGACTACCGTGCGCGGCCATGGCGTACCCGTGAGAGCGGGCGATTTCGGCAAGCTGCGCATACACGCAGGCGTAGATCGGGGCGTAGTTCGCAGGCTTCATCATTCACCACCCTGCGCCGCATTGAACTCGGCGATTAGTACGTTGATAGGGTTGTCAGCAAACAGCGCGACAGGTTCTCTGGTCGCCTGCAGCTCGCGGATAACGTGCGGTGCGTTGACCAGGGCGTTGAGCACTCGCCGCAACGGCTCGGCAGATACCAGTGTCTTGCCAGCTTGTCCCGGGGAAGGCTCGGGCGCGGACTGCTGGGCGGAAAGGGCGGCGATGATGCGCTCGTGCTGGGCCACGGTCATGAGCGCCTGAATCTCATAATCGCCAGCGGCCCAGTGCTCAGGGTTGCGCTCGTAGACCTTCCAGACCGTATCAGGGTGGCTGACACGCCACGCCACCACCTCGACCTCTTCCCCAGCCGATCCAGGGGCCGGCAGGGAGGGTGCTTTGTCGGCAGTAGTCAACTCCTGGTTTACAACTGCCAGGCGCTGCTCGGCGGCCTCTGCTCGTGCACGCAGCGCCTCTACGCCAGCGGCGATCGGACCCCAGTCGGGAATGCCGCCGAGGACCTCGCCCACCTCGCGAGTGGTCGCCTGCTGGGTTTTCGCCTCGCAGGCCCATGCGCGCGCTTGCTGCAGGATGGCGTCACGCTGTTCGATCAGCATGCGCAGACTCGCCGCGCGCTTATTGGAGTGTTCGCGTTCCTCTTCGGCCAGGTACCGCCAGTGCTCTTCCGCGACCCAGGGCGAGGGGATGACGATGGCGGAGACAGTGAGCCCTGGCGGGCACGGTAGGGCGTTTAGCGCAGCGGCGTGCTGCTCCGCGTCCTCGCGGCTGAATGCCGGGTAGATGTCATCGGGGCCCTGGGCGTGGACCGCCCACAGAGCGGTGGGCTCGTTCATTTCGTGGTTCATGCCTTCCTCCAAATCTCAGGATTTTTCAGGTCCGTGGTGCGTGCGTAGCGCGCGGGGCCGTTGATGGGGTGCAGCTCAACCGTGCCGCCGATCTCGAACACGGCGACGTAGTGCTTGCCGGTGGGGACGTGCAGCAGTGGTCGGCGCTGGGCGATCAGTGCTGCCGGCGCATCGTCGTTGTCGGTCATGGGGTGTCCTGCTGGGGTCAGTCGATCTCGCCGCGTAGCTCGGCGCCGTGGCGCTGTGTGTCGATGCGGATCTGGTTGAGCTGGCGCGCGAGCTCGCCGAGTTGGTCCGGGGTGAGATCGGTGCCGAGCCCCGGGAATCCCCGGACGATGGCGTAGGGCTGCCCCTGGCGATCGGTATGCAACTCGGCGGTGAGCTGGCGCAGGGGCGGATAGTCGCTGGCGCAGCGCATGCAGCCGCAGTCACGTGGAGGGCGGCGGGAGGTTCGGCAGAGGGTCATGCGGCCTCCGGGCGCGCGCCCAGTTCAGCGGCCATCACCACCTTGAGCCCCAGGCGGTGGGCGATCTGCAGTTCCAGCATCGCGCCCTGCGAGTTCATCCAGCCGGGCAGCAGGGCGATGCTGTCGCAGCGCACCAGCTCGGCGATGTCGTTGCGCATGCAGGCGTGCCAGTCGGCCTGGCTGGCCTGGGCGATCTCCGCAGGGTTGACCACATCCCAGCCGGCGGCGCGCAGGCGTGCGGCCTCGGCGGCGAAGGCGGGGAAATTCAGGTCGGGCAGGCCGGTCATGGGACCGGAGAGGTAGATGCGATGGGCAGGTGAGGATTTCCCCTCGCGCTCTTCCTTCATCGTGGCCATGACGTGCTGGAGTTCCGGGTGCAGCTCCAGGATGCTCGAGGTCGGGTCGAGCAGCCCTTCGGCGCGCAGCAGGCAGTCCATACCCCAGATAACCCGCCCGAGGCTGGCGCGCTCGGCCGTCTCGATCAGCGTCGAGAGCGCCCGACGGCAGCTCTCATAATCGTCCAGATCGAATATCTCGCAGTCGTCCTCGCCAGCCATCTCCATGGGCATGTAGCCGGAGATCAGTTGCTCGAGGTGACGATTGATGTCGAACGCGCATTGCATATCGCGCTCGCTGGCGCGGGCCATGTTCATGGGCATGGTGGCTCCTGGCGCCGGCTGGCGCTTCGGTCGATGGGCTGGTGCTCGGTGCAGATGACGTAAGCGGTGCGGAGCAGCTCGCGCTCCGAGGCGATGAGCTGGCAGTTCATCCGATAGCCTCCATGTACGCCGCTATGAATTGCGTCGCCGCTTCAGCATTGATGGCGTTTCCGTAGGCGCGCAGTCGTCCCACTCGGGAGGCAGCCCCATAAGCCAACGGGAATGTGCCGGGTCTAACTGGCCGCCACTTTCCATCCCTGCAGAAGAGCCAGTCAGCATCTGCCCACAGGCCGTTAACCGGGCCGGCAGGTCGTGGATCAAGTAGCGGACGGCATCCTTCAAATTGACCTGATGCCCCTGCGCTTTGCGTGTCTCCGGGTCTTGCCCGTTGCCGCGCAGGCTCTGAGGCGTACCCGCGTTGGGCGTTGGCCAGCCCGCCGCTTTGGCCATCTGTACCAGGCTCTGCCCACTCATGCCAGGCGTTATGCCGGTTCCCGCTCTGCCACTGTCCGACGCTGCTGGTGTTTGCCAGCCGGCCAGAACCGCCGCGTGATTCAGCGTGATGTTCTTGGTTGTGAACTCGGTTCCTGGATGCCTTAGCGCGTCGGTTGCTGTGGTGGTTGGCCAGCCAATAGGTGCGATCCCTGATGTGCGGGGCACCGACGCCCGCAGCCGGGAACGCGACAGCCCCGAAGGCATATTCCATGGCTTCCAGGTCAGCTTGTACAACGTCGAGCCAAGGCTCTGCATCCTTGCTTGCAACCTGCTCACCAAGGATGACTCCAGGTGAGCGCTCTTGGATGAGCCAATGGAAGTCTGGCCAGAGGTGCCGCTTGTCATCAAACCCAGATCCCGCGCCTGCCTGGGAGAAAGGTTGGCACGGACAGGAACCCGTCCAAACAGGTCGATCATCTGGCCATCCGGCACGGCGAAGGGCGAGCGACCAGGCGCCGATGCCGGCGAAGAAATGACACTGGGTGTATGGCTTGAGGTCATCGGGGTGGACATCCTGAATTGAGCGTTCATCCACGTCGCCGGGCGCGATATGCCCGGCAGCGATCAGGTTGCTCAGCCACTGGGCTGCATAGGGTTCGATTTCGTTGTAATAGGCCGCCATTGGCTCAGCTCCAGCCGTAGTCGATGGTCATATGGAGTCCTTACCGCTCACGCTGGGCGGCGGCTGGCGAATGTGGGAAAGGTGGGGTATTACTGGATGGCCGGCATGGGCCGGGACAAGGAGAGTGAAAGTGACATCGAAACGTGAAATTGCGCTTGAACAGGCCGCCGCAGCTTTGCTTTCAGAGGTTAAGGCTGCGGGATTTGACCCTGCCGAAATTGCTGGAAAAGCAAAGGCCGGGATAACGGGTAATGCCATGTACACATGGGTTTCTGACCAAGAGATCAAGGCGAATGCAATAGAAGCGGTGGACTACTTGTTGGGTGCGGTTAAGCCTCCGAAGTAACTGCCAAATCAAGCCGCCCCGGCCTGCTGCTCTACTTCCAGTACGCTGAACAGATCCGGCATGGCCATGTCACGCTCGGCGCCGCGGCAGTACGCGGCCATGTCCAGGAAATAGGGCGGCGATAGTTCGCAGGCGCGGCCGTGGCGGCCCAGCTTCACGGCGCGGTAGGGGGTGGTGCCGATGCCACCGAAGGGGTCGTAGACCACCTCTCCGGGCATGGTGTACTGCTCGATGCAGCGGTCGACGATGTCGAACTGCAGCGGGCAGATGTGCTGCTCGCGCCCCTTAGCCGCCTGGGTACTGTTGAGCGTCAGCATGCGGGTGATGTCGGACCACACGTCCGGGTGCCAGCTCTGCGGCTGCAGCAGCATGAATTTGCTGGGCAGCCAGCCAGAGCGGTCGACGTGCTCGGCGATCTTCACGTCGTGGCGGAAGTCGTAGACCTGCTCGAGGCTGTGCCGACGGAAGAGCTTGAAGATGGCGGCCTGGTCTAGGCCATCCAGATCTTCGGGCATCAGCGGGCGGTTGCCGCTCGAGCGCATGAAGCCGTGGGCGTCGAACTGCCAGCGGGGGCGGGTGAAGGTGGTCTTGTCCTTGATGACCGGCACGTCGGCGTAGCCGTTGCTGCGATCGGTCGGCGGCTTGCGGAACACCAGCAGGTACTCGGGCATGCCGGCGCCCTGGCGTGAGCCGTCCTTGCACTGCTCGGTCCAGCCCAGGCGATAGGTCTGGTTGTTCTCGCGCACTACGTCGGTGACGATGGTCTTGCGCGCGAGGAAGCCGAACCCGTGCTTGCGGAACGCGGCCACACACTGGTCGCTGAACGGCTCGACGACCTGGAACCCCATGCCGGAGATTCCGCTCGGCGTGATGCGGTCCTTCACGTGGATGGCGGCGAGCCGGCCCGGCTGCAGTACCCGGTACAGCTCCGGGATCAGGTAATCCATCTGCGCCCAGAAGTGATCGGTGTCGTCGGTGTGGCCGAAGTCGTTGTAGCTGGGCGAGTACTCGTACTGGTTGCCGAAGGGGATGCTGGTCAGCACCAGGTGCACGCTGTCGCTCTCCATCGATGCCGTCTCCGGCACGCAGTCGTTGTTCACGACGGTGTAGTGCGTGCCGGAGGCCTCGACGCGCTCAACGCCGAGTGATCGCGCCAGTTGGCTGGCCATGGCGGCGTGCGCCAGGCCGAATTCGCGGATGATCTGGGACATTTTCTCTGCCTGTTCTTCGTGCTGGCGCCACTTGCGCTCGAGCTGGCGCCGGATGTCGCGCTCGGCCTCGGTGTAGATCAGGTCGAGGCGCACGCGGCGCTGCTGGCCGAAGCGCTGGATGCGGTGCACGGCCTGGATGAAGTCGCGGAACTTGAAGCCGATGCCGAGGAACACGGCCTGGTGGCAATGGCGCTGGAAGTTGCAGCCGGCGCCGGCGATCACCGGCTTTGCGGCGAGCTCGGCGAACTTGCCATCGCTGAAATCGATGATGGCCTGCTCGCGCTCGTCCAGATCCTGGGTGCCGTAGACGCTGACCACCTCCGGTACCGCCGCCTCGATCGCATGGCGCTCGGCCTCGAGGTCATGCCAGATCAGGCGATGCTTGCCGGGGTTCAGCGCGCGGATCTGCTGCAGCTTCTCGATGCGTGCAGGCAGGCTGTTGCGTTTCTCGCGCGCCGCGTCCTGCACGCCGATGGCGGCGTTGCTGAACAGCCGCCCCTGGCCATCCTTTTCGGTACCGGCGGCGGAGTGGTCGCTGGGCAGTTCGTGCCAGTGCACATCCAGGTAGGGCAGCGTGTAGCCGTCGTCTGCGAACCCCAGGTCGGAGGGCTTCTGCACGAACAGGGCCCAACTGGCGACCCACAGCCAGAACTCTTCCTCCTTGTGCGGGTGGAGCGTCAGGTGGTCGGCCTTCTCGCTGTTGCGCTTGAAGAAGCGCGTCTTCGCGGCGCCCACGTCCATGACGCCCAGGTAGGCGGCGTAGGCCAGCAGCTCGATGTAGTCGTTCGGGCTCGGGGTGGCCGTGGCCACGATCCGGTACCGGATACCCTCGGTCTTGATGCCGGCCTGGCGATCGTCACCGGCGAACAGGCGCATGAACTCGCGGAAGATCTTGCTGCTGCCGAACCCGCGCAGGCAGTCGGCCTCGTCCAGGCTGGTGGCGTCGAAGTGGCGCGGGTCCAGCTTGCCGTCGCGCACCGTCTCGTAGTTGGTGAGGTAGACTCCGGTGGCATCCGCCTCCTCGATCCGGCGGATGAAGCGCGGGGCTTCGGCCCAGCCCAGGCGCTCCACCGCGTCGCGGCGGAATTCCTGGCGCACGCCCAGCGGCGCGACGATCAGCGCCCGCCCGTTCACGTGCTCGCTGGCCAAGCGCATCGCCTCCAACTGGATGACGGTCTTGTGCAGCCCGAAGCTGGCGAACAGCGCCCGGCGGCCACCCTCGAGCAGCCAGGGGACGATGGCGCGACAGTGGGGCTTCATGCGCGGATTGACCTGCGCCGGGTCCACAGTGAAGCCGAGCGTCGGCGCGACGCAGACCTTGCGCCGGAGGAAGTCTTCGTAGGCGGTCATGGGGTGCTCCGAGTTCTGGCACGCCTCCATAAATGGATGTGGCGTGGTGATTGAAGGCGCTACTTGCGCGGGTAGGTCTTGGTCAGCGCCGCGTCTACCGGGCGCCCTCGGTGAAGCACCAGGCGTGCAAGGCGTTCTCGGTCTTTCTGGCTGCTACCCGCCTGGCGTAGCAGGCCGAAGTAGCTGTTTGCTGTCTCGTGCAGGTCTGCATCTGGTACGGCCGCCGTCCGGCGCAGCGCTTCGGCGACAGAGCGCTTGCGTGTTGTTCGGCGCCAGGGCTTGATGACGTGACCGACGAAGTCGACGCCTCGATCAACGGGCTGTAGGATGGTTTTCTTCGGATTGAGCTTGGCGCCGAGCGTTGGCAGAAAGGCCTCTATCTCGGCACGCCAGGCATTCAACTGCTGCGGTGATTCATGCAGCAGGATGAAGTCATCGACATAGCGCACGTAGTGTCGGCAGCGAAGCTGGTGCTTCACGAACTGGTCCAGGGCATCCAGGTACACATTCGCGAAGAACTGCGACGACAGGTTGCCGATCGGCAGGCCTAGGTGTGCTGGCTGAGCAACCAGGCGCTTGTGCTGCGGCACCCTATTGAACAGTCCTGCCGGGCTGCGCACTGCGTAGTCAGCACGTGGATCATGCCAAAGAACCTGCAGTGCAAGCCTACGCCACCATGGATCTTCGATTCTCCGGCGTAACTGGCTGGCCAGAACACGCTTATCGATTGCCACGAAGAAGTTGGCCAGATCGCATTTCAGATAGAAAACAGGTTTCGACCAGTTTTGGCTGGCGCTCCTTATCTTCGCCTCAAGGCGCTCTGCGGCGTATAGCGTTCCGCGCCCTGGTATGCACGCGCAACTGTCTGCGATGAAGGTGCGCTCGATGCCAGCGCCAATGCGGTTGTACAGGAGGTGGTGAACGATACGGTCGCGAAAGTCCGCGGCCCATACTTCTCTGGCCTTGGGCCGGGTCACCACGAAGCAGATGGAACGGCCTGGCCGGTAGGTGCCGGCGTTCAGGTCGTCGTGGAGTTGAACAAGGTTCAGCTCCAGGTCTGCCTCGAATGCCAGCGCGCTGACGCTGTTGCGCTTGGAACGCCGGCAGTCGTAGTAGGCCTGCACCAGATCCAGGAACAGGCAGGGTGCAACAGTCGAATCTGCGGACGGGCCGGACGCGAAGCTCGTTGTTCTTGTCGTTGTTGTTCTGGTTGCCATCATCGAAGTTCATGTTGAAGGCGTTGTTGGCGGAGCGCTGCGACCAATCGTGCTATCTACGTCGCCCGGCTGATTTCTCAGTCGGGAAACTGCGCCGGGCCGCGCCGACCGTTCCGTCGGTGGTTCCCGTGCTGCGCATGGCGGTGACCCGGAGGCCAGCGGCACGACCAGATTCAAATCGCACAGACCTGATCGCCGTGACGATCAGGTAGCGGGCGCGGTTGCTCGTTTCCAGGCGTTTGCCTGTTTGCCGATGGATGCCGTCAGCTCGATGGCCTTGGCGTGCTGGGCGACGCTGATGAAGCGCTTCTCCTTGAAGAGCCGGAGCAAGAACTCGATAACCTGCACTCGCTCAACCAGCGTGCTCAAGTGTTGCTGTTTGTCCTGCGCCGCGTTGGCTCGGGCAATCAGCACCATCACCTCGATGCACTCGTCTCGTACCTTGGCGCCAAGCCCGGCCTTGAAGTCTCGCGGAATGTTCCGTGTCACATCCGTGGCCAGGCTGAGCAGGTCGAAGGCGACCTTGTGAATGGGCAGATCCGTGTGCATCGCCATCGGCAAAAATTCCAAAAAGCACCGGCCGCCAGCGGCCGGATTAAATGAGCAAATTAATCAATGAGCATGCTGCGGACGGGCCGGACGCGAAGCTCGGTGCCCTTGCCGATGTCGTCCTGGAGGCCACCACCGAAGCCCATGGTGAAGGCGAAGTTGGCGGAGCGCTGCGTGCTCGACCAGTACCAGCGCGGCTGGAAGGCCTCGTCGCCGCCGGACTTGAATGCCTCGACGGCGGTCTGTGCCGGCGATTCTTCGGTGTACAACAAGCCCACAGGCAGGCTGGAGGGGTTCTCACCGTCGCGGTTCCAGCAGTAGTTCTGCTGGGTGGTCGGCTTGAGGTTGCGGTACTGCATCTCCTGCGCGTCGCGGGCCGGGATGGCCCAGTCGGTGAAGCCGCCGATCTCCAGGGCCAGCACCTGCTTGGCCAATTCGCTGCCAGATGCTGCCATGGCCTCGGTGTTGGATCGGCTATCGGTCAGACTACCGGCGCCCTCGATCTTCTCGCCCTGCTCGCCCCATTCGCCCTCCAGTTCGTAGGCGGCGGGAGCGGTGATCATGGCATGGCGCTTGCCGTCCTGCTGGTAGATGCCGGTGAAGAAACCTCCCGCGAAGGGCTGACCGATCTCGGGGAGGGTTACTGCGGAGGGTGCTGCCTGGGCTGCTACGTTCATGTGGAACCTCTTTTCGTTGGCAACAAAAAAGGCGCTGCTGCGCCCCTGTCAGGTGGTGGCCTGTAGGCCTGTTGGAATTACTGAATGATCAAATGAAGAATCTGCGGACGGGCCGGACGCGAAGCTCGGTGACCTTGGCGCAGGTGCTCTGGTGGCCACCACCGAAGTCCATGCCGAAGGCGAGGTTGGCGGAGCGCTGCGTGCTCGACCAGTAGTAGCTGTCCTTCGAGAACAACTCCGGGGTGTTCAGCCATCCCTGGTACAGCTCGGCGGCGGCAGGCAGGCAGAAGTCGCAGTGGCCGTCCGCCTGATAATCAGCGCAGGCCTTGGCCGCCGGGTGGCCGCCCTCGGCCAGGAGGGCCTTGGTGTTGGCCAGGCCATCCCGCTTGCTGGTGGCACCGGACTCCTTGCCGCGCCCGCCCCATTCATAGCTGCCCACATCCTTGGCAGCGATGATCAGATAGTGAGCGGGGAGGTCGTCGCGGGCCGGCACGAATCCGCCGTTGTGGCCGCCTTGGCCGGGCCAATATTCGCCGAGAGCGGGAATGCCCGTTCCAGCTTCCGGAGCTGCGATGGCGGTAGTTTGTTGCTGAACAACACCGACCTGGGCAAGCGCTGCGGCGATAAAGGTGCTGGCAACAACGCGTGCCGGCACCTTGAGCTTGATGCCTTCCGGGGTTTCGATGGAGATCATGTCGCGTTTCATGGGTTGCCTCGCTAGTGGCGTAAAAACAGGTTATAAGGCGCGCCGGTGTCAGCGCCGCTTGCTGGCGCCGTGGGTGGTTGCAGTCCAGCCGGCGCGCTCGACCTGGTTGCCGTGGTCGGCGATCAGGCTGTCGATGAGGGCGCCGATGCAGGGGATGACGGTGCCAGGGTCTGGCCGTGCAGCAAGGCGCTGTGGGTGTTCTTCTCGCCGTTGGAGATGAACCAGGCCTCGACCCGCCAGTCGGTCGGCTTCTTCGGTGCGGAGCCGGTGACCCTGGCGCGGCCTCTTCCGTCCGGGCCGAGGTCGGGGAGGGTGATGGTGCAGCTCATGGCGGCCTCTGCAATGTGACGGCGTGGTGTGACGCGCTGCGCTACGGCAGGCGGATCAGTTCGGCGAACACCGCTGGCGCGGGCTCGGCCAGGCGGTCGGCGCCGTGGATCAGGCGGGTGATGTAGTCCTGCGGCTCTTCAATGCCGGCACGGGCCATGCCGCGGACCATGGCCAGGTCGGTGCTCTTGAAGAGGTCCAGTTGCAGGCGCCGGGCGAGCAGTCTGGCCAGGCGCTCTTCCTCGGCCTGCTTGTCGCGCTCGCGCTTTTCGCGCATGCGTTCGGTGGAGGTCTTGGCGGTCATTGGTCTTTCCGGGGGCGGCCGCGGGGGATGCTGAATTCCTCGATGACGTTCATCACCGTCCGCTTACAGGCGCCGGTCGCGTCCGCCATGCGGGCGATGGTGAACCCCTGGGCCGCGAGCGGGCGGAGGATGTCGGCCAGGCGCATGCGGCTGAGCTTCTGCTGTGCGCGGCGAGCCTTGTTTGCGTCCGCGAGCGGGGTGGCGGCCTGGCGTTCGGGAATCTCGATACCGTTGCGCGCTGCGATGCGGCGCACGCGTGCCCGGGGCGTGTTGAGCTGACGGGAGAGCTCGGTGATGCCGAACCCCTGGGCGACCAGTTCGCGCAGTGGACCGATCAGTGCGGTGTCGCGGTGAGCGGCAGCCTCGTCGTCGTCGTAGCTCAGCACGATGTCGCGGCGCCCGCGGATCGATCCGCCGCCGGAGCAGCCCTGGGCAATCTCCTGGATCGACCCGCCAGCGGCGAGGAACTGGGCGGTGGCAGCGGCCAGCCGGGCGCGGTTCTCTTCGATGGGATGGATGGGGCGCATCTGCATGTCAGTTGTCCCCGCGCGAGATGCGTTCGAGGCGCCGGGCTTCGGCGGTCGCCTCGACGTAGCTGGCGCGAAAGGCGAGGGCCTTGCCGGTCTCGGCGTCGACGACGTGCACCATGTTGCCGACGATGCGGATCTGGCAGGTCAGGGGCTGTTCCCGGCGAGTCCGGGCATAGGCGCTGGCGCGAGCGGTGGCGGTACGCCGGAGCAGCGCGCCGAGCAGTGATTTGCCGGCGCGTCCGTGGGCGAGCATCGTCATGGGGTGTCCTCGGGTGGGTGCAAAAAAGGCCCGGCCGGAGCCGGGCAATGCCTGATGAGGGAGGGCCTTTTGCGTCCATGCCCAGGGACCGGGGAACGTTGGGCTACTGAGTCCTGAACCGGGCGCCAACCGGACCGAAACCGCGCACATGGGGACCAGCCGAGCAGGCGCGGACGTGGGTAATCCGCTCGGCGTCGTGGGTGAGTTGTTGTGCTATTTCATGGGGGAACCCTCCAGTGGATCGCGCCGTTGGAGTGGCGGGCGCTCGCCGGAGTCATGAGGGGTGCGCGGTGCCCTCACCCTGCCGCGCCAGGTTCGCAGCCCCAGGCTTGTGACGTGGGGTGTCCGCCGGAGGGCTCGGCGGTGATGCTAGGGAGCATCGGGATGAATTTGGTGACTACTGCGAGCGTCTGTTTCCGGCTGCCGGAGCCACCCGGCGATTTGTGGACTCAGCTCCAGTGTTTTCATCCAAACCCATCCCGATACGCCCTTACGAACGTCTCGGCCCGCTCTGTCGCCGCCGGCGCGGGTACCGGCTGATAAGGGAACGTAAGCCCTCGGCTAGCACGCTTGATATCCGGCTGAAACCTGCGGCAGCAGGGGAGGTCCGGAATCTCTCTAACCCGCAGCGTGCTCCACGGGCCTCCCGTGTGCCGGGCTGGCCGGCGACCCGCGGGAAGGGGCGGGGGATTCGTTATCCAGCCCGGCGAGCCAGCCAGCGCTCTGCGCCCGCTCGGGTCTTGAAGTTCTTGGATGCGGTGAAGGGCATTGCCGTGAAAGAGCCGTCGCGCTCGGCGATCACGCCGCGAGACAGGGTTTCGTTATTGCCTTGATCGAGCGTTTTCATCATCTGTCCTCATGTCGACTTCCCGGATGCGCCTGCTGCCAGGCGCATCGAGGAAACCTTCCCCTGACCAGCCGCCCTAGGGATCGAGGCGGTGCGCTGTGCGTGCCGGGTCATTCGCGCGGTTCGGTCAACACCTCGGCAGCCGTGACGTTCTCGCCACGTGGGCAGGCGTTCGGGCCTGTCTGCTCGCCGGTCGCCGGTAGAGGCACAGCGGTCTATTTCCCCTGGATTTCTGACGCCCGCCAGGAGGTGGCTCGGGCTGACCTAGCCGGCGTGTGCCGGGTAGTCGTTCATGGCGTGGGTTGTTAAAGAGCGAGGCCTTTCGGCCTGCCGGTTGTGGCCGGCGATGAGTCAAATATAAGCGTGCTTATTTATACCGTCAATAAGCATGCTTATATTTTTATTCGGGCATCTACGTCTTTCTCGCTTGCCGATTCGAAGGCATCCAAATACTGTATGTACATACAGACAAAAGGAGGTTGTTGTGGCCAAGCAGAAAGCACAGGTGAAGCGGGAGATGTCGGGAGTCGAGCGGCTGGCGCTGCGGGTGTCGGCGATGATCAACGCGCCGCGGTCGCAACTGGAGCGGCGGGTAACCATCCATCGGCTGGATACCGACAGTGATCAGGCATGGGAAGCAGTGCTCGAGCAACTGGCCGAGGTCGACGAGCTGGCGCTGACCTTCAACGACGATGGGTCGGTAGCGTTGGATTGGGCGCTTTCTACCCAGGAAGGCAATTGGGATGCGGGAGAGATGCCGGCCGCAGACGAGGATTCAGCCTCAATCCCGTCATGATCGGTGACGGGGTAGCCGGTGACGCATGGTCGGTATCGGTTACAAACTAGCGATTGAAAGTCAAGCAATTGATGACTATATAGGAGTTGCGCCTGTATACTCGGCGGCCGCCTGAGAGAACTGGAAGCTCTCTCAGGACTCAAATCGTTAAGGCGTCAACTCGTTCGAGGCATATGATGAATCCTATTAAGTTCCTGCTTCGCTGCTATGTTGAGCGAAAATCCGGGCACTGGCAGGCATTCTGCATCGACCTCAACCTCGCCGTGCAAGGCGAATCTCAGGAAGAGGTTGTCCAGAAGCTTCATCAGCAAATCCACGATTATCTTCGTGACATTTTCGAGGGCGAGGATCGCCCCTATGCAGCACAGCTCCTGAATCGTAAGGCGCCGCTTTCCCTGCGTCTGCGCTACTACCAGTTGTCGATGATGTGCAAACTGGCCGGGTTGCTGCGTGCTGCGAAATCACCCAGCATCAAGGATCGATTCGCCTTCCGGGATGCAATGCCAGTCAAACTGGCTTAATGCCGCGGCTCCATCCGGTCACCTGCAAACAGGTGAAAGCAGCTTTAGCCTCTCTGGGCTTCGAGCCCAGGGAGCGAACTGCGACGTCTCATGAAAAATGGGTAAAGACAGAGGGCGCGAACCGATGGATCGTTACGGTCGACTGCCCCAAGGCGCCGTTCAGCAACGACCTGATCAAGTCTATGGCTAGTCAGGCAGGCATGAAAACTCGCGAATTCCATGCCCTGGCAGCGCGGATGTAACACCCGTTTTTACAGCCTGACCGCATTCCACACCAACAGCACCTTCGCCTGGATGTAGGTCTCGTTGACCGGGATCTCCTGGGGCGGGTAGGCCGGGTTGCTGGAGAGCATGCGGAAGGTGTCCGCATTCAGCATCTGCAGGGTCTTGATGTAGAAGTGGCCCTGCCAGGCGAAGGCGTAGATGCCGTCGCCCACGAACTCGCGGATGCTAGCGTCGACGATCAGCGGATCCCTGTCCTGGATGGTCGGCGCCATCGACTGGCCGACGCCGGTGATCAGCTTGAGGTGACGCGGGTCGCTGTAGGTGACGCCCAATTCCTTGAGGTGCGCCTGGCTGACGGTCACGTCGCGGAACATCTCGGGGTAGTCGTGCACCACCTTGCCGCCGCCCATTGCGCCCTGGACGTCGTAGTGGGCGATGCGGATCTCGTCGCCGGCGGGTGGGCGGCGTGTGAAGTCTCCGGTCAAAACATTGCTACGAGGCACCGGCTCTTCAGGGGCATCCTGAACGGCGCTGATGAGCAAGTTGCGCACCTCTGGCGAAAGCGCTCTCCCTGCCTTGGTAGATAGCATGCCTTCGACGAGGTCAATGGTTGAGCGGGGCGTGGACTCGTTCACCCCGTAGCGGCTTACGGGCTCTTCCAGCTTGTTACTCGCCATCTCTCCGACACCATCCGCCAGCCAAGCTGCGTTGACGCTACACGCCACTGCGATCTTCAGCAGGTGGACGCTTTGGAGGTTGTCGCCTTTCTCCAGTTGAGAAATCACCGGCTGCGAAACGCCCACGACCTCCGCCAGCTCGCGCTGCGTCAGGCCTGCATGCTTCCTGGCTTGTTTGATTCGGTCTTTGAGAAGGCTCATGACCGCCAATCTATAAGCGCGCTTATACCCTTGCAAATAAGGCTCCTTATCACCCATGATATAAGCATGCTTATCAGGGGTTCCGGTATGACACCCATCGAAAAATTGATCGACTACTTCGGCGACCAGACGAAGACCGCGAAGGCTCTCGGCGTCACTCAGCCGACCGTTTCCTACTGGCTGGCTGGCAAGTACGCGATGACTGCGAAGACCGCCTTCAAGGCAGAGGAACTCACCGGCGGCCTGGTTACCGCGAAGGAGCTCTGCACAGAGCTTTGCATCAGCACGCCGGCGGCGTAGCCCTTTGTCCGCCGTTTCCCCACGAATCCAGACTACGGAAGCCCATCACTCATGACCACGTCCAGTTCCAGACCCCGAACGAACAGCCGCGACCAGGTGCTGGTGGCGCATGCCGTCGAGATGATCGCGCGCACGTCGTTCAGCCAGGACCGTTTCGCCCAGGCGCTGGCCGCGGAGCTGCACGCGCAGATCCCGGAGAAGGCGACCGCTGAGCGCGTGCCGGATTTCGAACGCCTGCAGCAGGAGGGGAATGCCGAGGGTTACCTGAAAGCGGCCGGCAGCTGGCTGCGCCGTGTGAGCCGCTACCTCGCGGGCGAGAACGACCTGCCGTCGTGGATCGAGGAAGGGTGGGTGCAGGCGCTGGCGCCGGAGTACCGCGAGCGCTGCATCAACGAGTTGGCTGCACGGCATGGGCTGATCGGAGCCCGGGAGGCTGGTACCGAGGGCTGCGCATTGACGGCCTTCGGGCAATTGGTTGGGCGCCTAGGGGATGTAGTCGAGCACGCTGGCGCGGTGCTGGCGGACGGGAAAATCGACGAGGCCGACCTGCCCCTGCTGCCTGAGGCGATCCGTTCGCTGGCGGCGGTGGAGGCGCGTGCCCACGAGATGCGCCTGCGCATGCAGCGCGTACTGGACGAGTGCCAAGCGGCACCCGGTGGCCTTCGGGCAGTGAAATAAAAAAAGCCCCGGTATAGGCGTTGACGCGCCACCGGGGCTTTTCAGAGTGCGAGGTGATTATGAACGAACCGATGGCCATGGCCAACCCTGTGACGATGACGTCCCAGGAGATCGCGGTGCTGACCGGCAAGGCGCACCGCAACGTGACCCGAGATATCCGGGGGATGCTGGTGCAGTTGCACGGCGAAGGGGGTGTGCTCAGGTTTGAGCACACCCAGCGCAACCCCCAGAACAACCAGCCCTACACCGTGTTCCGGCTGCCGCGCCGGGAAGTTGAGATTCTGCTGACCGGTTACAGCGTGCCGCTGCGGGCGAGGGTGATCGACCGTCTGCACGAACTCGAGCTGGCGCTGACGCCGGCGGTGCCGCGCTCGCTGCCTGAGGCACTGCGCCTGGCTGCCGACCTCGCGGCTCAGGTCGAGGCCCAGGCACCGAAAGTGGCGGCGCTGGAGCGCCTGAGCGTGGCCGAGGGCACGATGTGCCTGACCGATGCCGCGAAGCACCTGGGCGCGCGCCGGCAGGACCTGCTGGCGTACCTGCAGGCGAATCGCTGGATCTACCGCCGGACCAACTCGGCGCGCTGGATCGCCTACCAGCCTCGGCTGGCTGCCGGCCTGCCGGTGCACAAGACCTCGGTGGTGGGCCGTGACGACGATTGCGCTGATCGCATTGCGTCACAGGTGCGCGTCACGCCTCGCGGGCTGGCGCTGCTCGCCGAGCGTCTGGAGATGGCGTCGTGAAGCGGCCGGCATTCCAGTTCTACCCCGCTGACTGGCGGAACAACGCGAAGCTGCGTCGCTGCTCCTGGGGCGCACGCGGTGTGTGGATCGAGCTGATGGGGCTGATGCACGACAGCGACGAATACGGCGTGCTGCGCTGGTCGCTGAAAGAGATCGCGCAGGCCCTAGGCGCACCGATGAAGCTGCTGCGCGAGTTGGTCGATTGCGGCGTGCTGTACGGCTGCGAGAAGGGCATGTGCGAGGCGATGATTTACACGCCTATGAGCGGGCGCCGTCCTGGTGAGCCGGTGGTGCTGGTCGCTGAGCAAGTTGGCCCCATCTGGTATTCCCCGCGCATGGTGCGCGATGAGCACGTGCGGGGGCGGACGGGCGGGTCTACAAGGTTCAAGCCGAAGGACGATCCGTTACCGCCTGGAGGCAAGGAAAAAGCCGACACCCTTCCAGAGGTCTGTGAATCACCTTCCCGTAAACCCGACGCATCACCCAGCCCTTCACCCAACCAGCGGAAGGGTGAAGGGCTGGGTGACGGCTCTTCTACTTCATCTTCTTCTTCATCTTCTTCTTCAGTAGCTAACGCTACTGAAGAAGCCGCTGACGCGCGGCGACGGCGGTTCGAGATGTTCGAGTCCTGGGAGCCGGACGAGGTGACGCTGCGCGTTCACATGCGCACCGCCGGCTTGTCCCTGGCCGACCTGCAGCCGCCCCTGGTGGCCGAGTTCGTCGGCTACTGGCTGACCCGTCCTGACGCAGACACCCACGCCGGCTGGTGCCGCCGGCTCGTACAACAGGCCATTCGAGTGCGTGCCCAGGTGGCCGCCGGAGGTTCCCGTGACTCAACCGCAACCCGTGGGCGCGCTGCTGGCGTCTCGCTCGTCGACAACATCGCAGACGACACCTGGGCAGACGATGCCCCCGTTCTGTGACCGGCAGCAGCTGGCTGACCGCGTGAACGTGGTGTTCGCGACGCTGCAGACCGACCTGGCGTTGGCCTCGGCGTTCCGCTGGGAGTTTCCGGGGGACGACCCGGAAAAACTTCGCGCTGCCAAGCGAGCGTGGATGCGCATCGAATTGGCCCAGGTGCCGCCGCCGTTGTTCGACCTGGCGCTGCGTCGACTGGGGGTGGACTACCAGGCCGGGCGGGAGCGCAAGTCGCTGCCGAGCGTCGGCGACTTCCTGGCGCTGTGCCGGCCCAAGGCCGAGGCCCTGGGGTTGCCGTCGCCGGAGGCTGCGTACCGCGAGGCCGTGAGCCACGCGATGAACGCGCGTCACCGCTGGCGCCATCCCGCCGTGCGCATCGCTGCCGTGGCCACTGGCTGCCACGAACTGCGCACCGCCGACGGGCGCCGCGCCGATCAGATCCGCGCGGCGTTCGAACGGCACTACGAGCAGTTGGTGCGCCAGGTTGCCTGCGGTGAGGAACTGACCCCGCCGCGCCTGGCGCTGGCCCACGACGGGCAACGCCCCGCGGCCGAGGTGCACGAGGAACACGCCGAGCAGGCCCTGCAGCAGCGCCTGCACGACCAGGGCCTGGCCGGGACGGGGCAGGGCGCGCGTGCGCTGCTGCTGGGGAAATTGGGGATCAAGCGGGAGGTGGGCCGTGGCTGATTGGCATCCGTTGGAAATCGAGCGCGTTGAGGTGCATACCGAGTCGTTCTCGGTACGCCTGAGTGAGGCTCAACTGCGAGAGGCCGTACTGGCTTACGTGCTACCAGTGTTGCCGGCCAAGGCGCGTAATGGGGCCGCTCGCAGCGTGAGTGTCATGTTTTCTGAGGACGCATTGGCTGGGGGCGGTCTTGAGCTATCCGCGCGGCTGGAGCTGAAGCTCAACCACCTTGATGAGGCTGTATGCATTGATCCTCAGGAGGTGCTGTGTGGCTGACATCGCCTGGCGCGAGAAGCGCAATGCCGACGGGCGGGTGATCCCGCGCTGCTGGTTGACCGACGGCGGCTACACCGTAGCCGAGTGCCGGATCCCCGAGATCCGCTACGCGATCAGTCGGCCTGGTGGCGCCCAGCCTTTCGCCTACGAGGGTGACCCCGACCGGGTGGTCGCCGCAATCGCCGAGGACATGGCGCGCCGGGCGGATGAGGACTCGGACGCATGATCACTCGTCGCGAATTGCTGAAACTCATTGCGCTGGCGCCCGCAGCCGGCATCGTCATTCCGGCCCTGGAATTCCCCCGGGATCCCTACGTTCGAGTTGGCGATATTGCTGACTACCTCGGCCACCGTCCAGGTGGCTTCATTGGCGGCCAGAAGGTGCATGCAGTGCTGCCATGGGATGGGGTGGGATACTCGGTTCAGACCTGGAACAACGCCTTCGGCCCCGCCCGCGCGCTGGAGACGTACTACGACGTCGACCTCGCCGACCTCAGAAACGAGATTCCCCCCAAGTTCTGGCACAACCACTCCACGAAGCAGTACCCCAATGTGCATACCTGGCTGCGCATGCAGCGGTACGGAGAGACGCGCGAGCAGGCCATCCGAGCGCTGAACTTCGTCGGGATCCGCGCATGATCCTGGCGTTGATCTACTACGGGTGCGCGGGCCTCTACACCCTGGCGATCACCATCAGCATGCCGTGCCGCGTGAAGCACGTGCGGGCGGTCCTTCTCTGGCCTCTGTTCTGGACCGTGCTGCTCTATCGCGGACTGAGGGGGCGTCATGGGCGAGCGTGATGGTTTCCGCACCACCGGCCAGGTGCTGACCTGGTGGCTCGGCCGCCTGGAGACCAACCGGGCGGTGTCCGCCAGCTACCGGCGGACGATGGGCAGCCTGATGCGGCGCCACGTGATGCCGTCGCTCGGCACGGTGACGCTGAAGAAGCTGTCGCGTTCGGCGGTGGACGACCGGTTGGTGTGGCCGATGCAGCAGGCCTGCTCGCCGCACACGGTGCACAAGGCGGTGCAGGGGCTGCAGCAGGCGCTGGCGCTGGCCGAACGGCAGAAGCGCATCGACAGCAACCCGCTGGCCTCGGTGAGCTGGAAGGATTTCTGGACGGGGCAGCTGGCGCCGCGCGCAGCCGGGCTGCTGCCGGTCGACGTGCCGACCCTGGTGCCGTTGCTGTGCCAGGCGCTCGAGCAGGAACCCCTCGGCGGGATGCTGGCGCTGATGATGCTCGCCCACGGCACCCGCATCAGCGAGACGGCGCTGGCGCGCTGGCAGCACATCAGCCTGAGCGAGCGCGTTTGGATCATCCCGGCGCAGAACACCAAGACCGGCGCGGAACTCACGGTGCCGCTGACGGCCCAGGCCTGCGCGCTGCTCGATCGCTACCGGCAGCTGCAGCACCCGGCGCGCTCGGGCAGCCCCTGGGTGTTCGCGGGGCAGGGCGGCGAGGGGCTTTCGAAGGAGCAGGCGAGCGCACTGATTCGCAAGGTAAGCGGCCGGCAGTGGCGCAGCCATGACCTGCGCAAGCTGGCGCGCACGGTGTGGGCCGAGATCGGCATCGACTACTTGGTGGGGGAGATGCTGCTGAATCACTCGATGGGCAAGTTGGCCAGCACCTACATCCACACGGCGGTGGTGGACCTGCGCCGCGACGCGCTGGAGCGCTGGCACGGGTGGCTCGATGAGCGTGGATTCACCGCCGCGCACTGCCTGAAAACCGACGAAACCACATCTTCCACGAATGGCGTGGCGGCCTAGTGCTGCGCGGCGTTCAGCGATTTTTCCCATTTCTCATAGAGGTAGATGGAATGACGGTAGCAGCGGCACAGGTGAAGGGGTGGAAGCCGCCGCGCAAGGTGCGCCGCGCGCCGCCCGTGGACTACGAGGGCAACGAGCAGAAGGCGCTGATGAACTGGCTGCAGGTGCGGCATCCGCACGCGGCCAAGGTGACTTACCACGTGCCCAACGGCGGGCATCGGGTGAAGGCGGTGGCGGCGCAACTCAAGGCCCAGGGCGTGAAGGCCGGCGTAAGCGATCTGGTGGTGGCGATGGCTCGGGGTGGGTTTCACGGACTCTACCTGGAGTTCAAGGCGACGCCGCCGCACGACGCCGTGGTCAGCGCCAGCCAGTTGGCCTGGCAGGTCGCGGTCGAGCAGCAGGGGTACCTGGCCCTTGTGTGCAAGGGGTTGGATGAGGCGATCAAGGCTCTCGACGACTATCTGGCGCTGCCGCCCACCCAGGTGGTGCGCCCGTGAGCCGGCGCCAGCACGGGCCGGCGTTGCGCATTGAACGGTTGCCGCTGGCGAGCTGCAGCAACTGCGATGGACGTGGATTTGTGCAGGGCGTGTTCCATCAGATGGATTGCGTTGCCTGCAATGGATCAGGGCTGGTCGCTGCGGATAGCGGAGCGGCGCTATCCGCCGAGGTACTGGTGCAGCAGCTACGCCTTCGGTTAAGCGCTTCGCAGGAGGCCTTGGCGCGGATGAGCGAGGTGGTACGGCGCCACGGGTTGATGGGGCCGAGCGGGGATTACCACGGTGACGGGCGGGGCGGCCCAGGTCACCGGACGTTGGATTGAGGGGGAAGGGCGATGATTTACACGAATGTGCTAAGCGCGGTGGTGGCGGCCCTGGCAGCCGAGGCAATCGACAACACGAGCACGCAGGCCTGGCAGAAGCTATACCGGGCCGGGCACCAGGATGGACTGGACCTGGCGGTGCTGATGCGCTCCGGCGGCGAGCGGCTGAATCGTGGTGAGGTGAATTGCTGGGTGCACGCTCGGCTGCACAGCGGGCTGATTCCGCGGCACTGGCATGCGTTGCTCGCCCGGTTCTCGACGCACCGCGGCCGGAAGGTCGACGCCATCGGCCGGCTGGTACCGCTTGTGGCGTCGCCGGCGCCGCGCTTGTTCGTGGCCAAGGCTGTGACCGCTTGGGCTGTGCCGCTGATGAAGGGCGTAGACGGGAAGCGCTCGAGCGACGTGATCGTGTTGCCTCGCGAGTTCTACGACATGAACGCCTGGGATCTGGATGCGAATCCGGAGCGCACCCGGCGGCGTTGGCGCGCTGGGGTGTTCGCGGTCCTCGACGAGATGTGCGGCGAGGCGCTGGTGGCGGCTGGCGAAATACTGAAGGCCGAAGGCGTGCTGCTGGATGTGGCTGCGTAGGGGTTGACAGTGTCTGGCCGGCTGGCCGAAGATTTATCCATCTTGTCATTCCTGCGCGTGCTGGTGATGACACCCAAGAGCCCGGCCATTGCGCCGGGCTTTTTCGTTTCTGCCCTACGCCACGGTGCCACCGATGTTCGAGACCCTGCCCACAGACCTCAAGGGCTGGGCGGGCTGGGTTGGCATGGCGATCGTGACTGCGTTCGTCTACCTGCCGAAGGTCTGGGGCGAGCGTCGCGGGGATAACCGCGAGATCGAGCGCCTGATCGCGGCGCTGGCCGAAGAGCGCTCCCTTCGCAAAGAGGCCGAGCAGCAGCTCGACGAGGCGAACAAGCAAATCAACGCGCTTATCCGGGAGTTCTCCGACATCAAGGCGAGCAACGCCCAGATGGAGCTGCAGATCAAGATCCTTCAGGAGCAGGTCGAGTTGCTCAGGGCAGAGCTCAAGGAGTCCCGCCAATGAGCGACGAAGAACTGCAGAAGCGCCTCGCGCGCAACCAGGGCCGCCGGCTGTGGGATCACCACGGGAGCTGGCTGCTGCTGGCGATTATCGGCATCGCCTGTTTCATGGCCGGCTCGCAGTACACCGCCATGAGCGCCAACGAGACGCTGCGCCTGGTCGTCGAGTCGCATGAGCGGCAGGACGCCAAGCGCGTCGACCGCATCCGCGAGTTGTTGGCCGAGAACAGCCTGCTGACCCGGCAGATCGTGCCGAAGGTGAGCGAGGCGAGTGAGAAAGCCTCGGAGGCCGCAGCTAAGGCTGCACAAGCTGTTGAGAAAGCTACGGCCTCACCATAGTCGCCTGAGCTTGAAGGCGCAGATTGTTATTTCACTACGCAGGCCTGCTCTATCAAGTCCGCGTATTGAGACAGCCGGTTCATTTCATTTTCCAGAGCTGTAGCTGTCGTCGCACATGCAACTCGGGTGGCAATCATTTCTAGGGCGGCAGCTACTGCATACGCTCTCCGTTCCTTTGGAGAGAAGGCGCTGTCTTTAACACTGCTGCTGACCGCGGAAAGAATGGACTGGGACATATCGTGCTCCTTGCGTGTGTATGAATCGTCGTTGATAGCGATATCAGCGGCGTCTTTCAAGTCGAACGAATTGTGTGGTGGATTCGATAGTGCCCTCTCGTCCACTCAAGCCCTGCCGGAGCCGCCTCTGCCAGACGCTCACGCGAGACCCGAGCGGGTACTGCGACGAGCACCGCAGCGAGGCTTCGAACTGGAACAAGCGCCCAGCCTGGAAGGGCAGTGCGGCGTCGCGCGGGTATGACAGCCGCTGGAGAAAGCTGCGTCTGCAGATCCTCAAGCGGGATGACTACCTCTGCCAAGCCTGCCTCCGCGCCGGCCGTATCACCGAGGCGACCGAGGTCGACCACAGGCTGAACAAGGCCAGCGGCGGCACCGACGAGCCGGACAACCTCGAGGCGATCTGCTCGCCCTGCCACAGGGCGAAGACCGCCCGAGAGCACCGCGCGGCCCCTCCGGCCTGAGCCTGGCCGCCGCACCGCGATGGTGCGTTGGGGGGAGGGTGGGTCGAAAGTCTGGGCCCTTTCGAGATGAGAC